TGCGGACAGATCAGCAACAAACTTTCTATACCCAGACCAGAACTGCTCAAGCGTTTCTGCCTTCATGAGGAATTTCAACTTGACGGTCTTAGGTTCGAACTCCACAACCGACAGATCGGGATCGATTCCGTCGGCTTCCGCCCAGTTGTTATATTTGACTGCCTTACGTTTGGGGTATTTCAGAAGATCATCAAAAGAACCTTCCAATAATTTACATCCCCATTCAGTATATACGTCTTTTCCGTCTATTGTCATAATACACGTGTTGTATGGTCTTTATGAGTTATTACCTTACCGCCAGCGTTCTTTACGAACACCACGGCATAGTTACTCGCATGGATCTCGGCTTCCGCCCCGTGCATCAGGATCACGTTGTAACGGCCGATCGTATCAAAATGAAGGATTGCCTTGGAACCGGCCAAGAATACCTTCACCGGATTCGTCAGTTTCACGTCCGTCTCGATATAGATTCCCATGCTTTCGGCCTTCTTGCCCCGGAACTCTCGTAATTGTTCCATAGACGGGAAATTATTCTTCGTGCAGAACTCCGTACCCTGCGGTGTCAGCAGAAGGCGCATAAGCTCTTCTTTGTTTTCCGTGCCATGCAACAACCGGCAGGCACCTAACCGGTTTGCTATCTCAAAAAACTCTTTATCCATAATGCTACATTTTTACTTTTACGTTAATAGTACCTTCCAAGGCATCAACCGTGCCTCTAGTGTTTTCCGATATCTTACCGGCAACCTCTTTAATCTCTCTCGTATTCTCGGCGATCCGATCGGTATTCTTTTCCACTTTATCTGATAGTTCGCGGATGGCCTTCACATCTTCCCAACCTCTGGATTGCATATCATAGATCAGCTTCATTTGTTCCCGGATCGGTTGCATACTGCCGCGGATGTCTTCCAACAGGACACGGACGGCCCCGGTCTGACCGGCCAACAAGTTTATGCTTTCTTGAGAGGCTTTGGCATACGCGCCTTTCAGGGTATTTTCGGATATATCTTCTTCTTTCTCCGGCTCTTCCACCTTCATCAGGCTATCAGCCCAACCGAACTGCCTGTCAATCTCTTTTTGCAGTTCTTCCGCCATATTATAGATATAATCCTGTTCCCAGCCGGAAAGGACATTGTCGGCATAGAACTCTTTCAGCTTGTCACGGATCTTCTCCATCGCACCGGAAGATTCCGTTGCTGCCTTGATGGATTCAGTGACCATCTGCCGCATCATCTTCTTAACAGCCTCTTTCGCCGATTCTGCTCGGTCCTCACCGGCAGCCCACGCCTCGGCTTGTGCGCTTGCGAAATTGTCAATGGCGGATTTCAAGTCTTCCCCGAAGATGGCATCTTTAGCCTTCTCCTTGTTTTCTGCTATGGCTTCATTAATCTCGTCAATCTGGTTTTGCCATTCCTTTATCCTATCCTTATCGGTTTTCTTTTTATCCTGTTCTTCACGGATTTGTTGCTGGATTAAAACTTTCTGTTGTTCCAAAAGTGTGTTCTGCTGATCGATCAATTGGGAAGCATCATTCGAATAAGCCTTCTGAATGGATTTATCCAGTTTTTCGTATGATTTATCCAATGCGGCGATCTGATCCTGTAACCGCTGGATACGTTTCTCGTTCTTCTTGTCATGGATCCTGGCGATGGCACCGGCCAAAGATGTAACGACGCCAATGGCAGCACCGGCAGACGCACCGAGTGGACCGAACATGGAACCGGCTTTCGCACCGTTCATTGCAGAACTTACAGTGTCCATAGCCACACTGAAACCTTCAGCTATCCCACCGAATACACCACCAAACGAATCTCCGAGCTTCGAAAACGTGTCAGAGAGGAACTGTCCGGTCTGCATAATTTCACTCATGCCCTCTTCTATTTCTGCCAAACCCTCTTTTAACTTCTTGGCATCATTTTCTGAGGCAAATACTTTTTTTAGGCCATTTGAAACTTTATTAAAAGAGGTTTCCATTTGGTCGGCTTCACGGCGGACATTGGCTATTTCATCCTTGATGGCCTTCAACTGATCCGGTGACTTGCGAAGCACATCAAACTGTTCTTTGGTAATACCGAATGAATTATCAGATGAATATTCCCCTCTTTCAAGAAAAGACAAGAATTTTTCTGCTTCATCCGCAATGGCACGAATAGAGGTGATATTCTTTTTACTCATATCATCAAACAGCCGGGTGATAATGGAGGTACTCTTTTGGGCTTCATTATCCACGTCCGCCAGCTCTTTCTTCATACCTTCTGCAAGGGAAAGCCGTTCACCTTCCGTTGTGGCCTTTGCTATCTTCTCATTATAAAGCTCCGTGATAGCCTGGCGCTTTTCCAAATATGAACCATATTCTTTCAGGTATTCGTTCATGGCGCGTTTCTCTTCCTCCAGTTGTTCCTTATTCACATTGGAGGTCGATTGCTCTCGTTTAACGTATGAATTGACCAAAGCGGTATGAATCTCGACCGTCTGTTCTTTGCTCAGTTTGCCGCCTTGCGCGTCTTTCCATTCTTTCTCCTTGGCGAGTATGGCTGCGATCTCATTGTCATAGTCGAGGTTTATCTGGGCGATCTTCTTATCGGAACCTTCCTTCATCAAGTCAATCTCAGATTGCTGGTTTTGACGACGAAGAGCCAAAAATTCATCTTGTATCTTTTGTTGAAGTTTCTTACGTAGCTTCAATGCTTTTTCATCTTCACTTACAACTGTTTTTGTTTCTGTCGTCGATACCGCTTCTTCTACATTCTCATTTAAACCCTTAATTCTGGAAATAAAAGGAGCATATTGTTTTTCTATCATAGAAACGGCTTGATCCGTATTGAAAACGCTCTTCACGTAATCTTCCATTGAAGAAGCGAAGTCGTTCCCCAATTTTACTTTGCCGGTATATTTGCGCTGAATATTGAAATAAGCCTGCTGCCATGCTTTTTCCCAAGTTGAACCGGCTTTCTGGAATTCATCGGTCGTTTGCTTGATTTCATCCACAATAGAATCTACCAGCCCGACATTCTTAACCCTACTTGTTAAGGATTTACGAATCTCGGATACTGCCGAAACCTGTTCTTTCAGACCGGAAGTAACAATCTCATCCGTTGCTGAATTTTTAATCTTCAATGCGATCTGCTCTTTTATGGAAGCATTGATTATTGAATAGGCCTCGTTTATCTCTTCCAGACTGCTCTTTTCTGTCAATAGTTTCGGAAGATATTGACCATACTGATCGTTTACTGCTTTTATCATCTTCTTCCGTTCTTCAGTTCCGGAGTTCGTATGTCTCAATGCTTCAAACAAGCTGCTTAGAGAACGTTCCTCTTTGGCTGCTTCTACAGTAAATTCATTAAACGTCTTGTTCAGTTTCTCTTGTTGTTTCTGAGCATTTGTCTGATAAGTCCAAAGTTTATACATCGCTACGCCCAACGCTGCAATAGCAGCCGCCATAATGGCATATGGATTCTTTAACATCGCTGCAGTTTGGGCATTGAATGCTTTTGTAAGCATATTTGTAACTGTCGTATGCTGTATTGTTGCCAAACGACTCAAAGCAAGTGATTTTACATATAGATTATGTACTGTTGCCGTCCCTGCTACAGCGACTTTATAGGTTCCCCAAGCTACAGCCGAAACCTCCAACAAAGATTTCAATGTCATAAGCGAACGTTCTAAATCTCCGCTTTCAAAAGCCTCATTAAATAACTTTGCTATCTCTGAAACTTCTTGCAATATGGCTTCTCCCATCGGACGCAAAGCCGCTTGGATGTTATTCGACAGAAGCGTCATTTGATTGCCGGCTTCATCCGCCATCTTCTCAAACGCGGCTTCCGTAGCCCCTAAAGAGTTCTGTAACTCTCCGAGATCACTTGCTGCCGACCTTGCATTCTTTCCGGTCAAAGCCAATGTTGCAGCCAATCCTTCATCCGTACCGAGCATTTCCTTCATCTTAGAAGCGGAACCGCCAGCCTTCTCGTTAATCAACTGCAATGCTTCTTGGAAAGTACGTCCTTGGAAAGCAGCATCTCCAAGTTCTCCGGCAGTACCCTGGATAGCAGCCCGGATTTGAGTCATTGCCTGCGCTGTCGGCGTTCCTTGTTTGGTCAATGAAGCGACTGCGCCCAACACTTGATCAATACTGATCCCGTATGCGGCCGCAATAGGCGCAACCTGGGCTATGGAGGCTCCTAATTCGCCAAATGTAGTCTTACCCAATCGGACAGTTGTAAAAAGCTGATCCGAGACTGTACCGGCCTCCTCTGCTGACATCTTATAAGCATTCAGGATCGTTGTAACAGCATCGGCTGCCGTCTCGGTTTCTGTAAGCCCTCCCACGGCTGCTTTAGCCGAAACTTCTAGAATCTTCATACCATCTGCCCCATCATGACCGGCAGAAACGATACTATAGAGTGCTTTGGCGGCCTCCGGAGCCTTGATCGGTATCTCTTGGGTTATGGACATAACCTGGTTCATAAAACCGGTCATATCATCCGTCACCTGTGTGGAAATGGTCGCCACTTCCAGCATGTTCTTCCGGAACTCTTTTTCAAAGTCATATGAGCTTTTTGCAGCCTGTGCAAAAGCAGTTGCCGCACTGATACCAATGCCACCGAATACGTCAAAAGAGGTAATCTCACTTGCCAGAGTCTTGATAATTCCCATAGCCTCGCGTTTCCCTTCGTATAAACCGGAGTTGTCGATACCAGTAGCCATAAATAAGGCTCCATCCCTATTTTTGATTCCCATAATCCGTTTATGGTAAAATATAAACTAAAAGCATTTGTATTCAGGAATCTTTTGTATATTTGCTGTATGAGTCCAACGGTTTTTTATAAAAATGGAATGCGTTTCTTTTTCTTCTCTTTAGAAGAAAACAGAATGCATATACATATCAGACAGGCAGAAAAAAAGGCTAAAATTTGGATAGAACCTTCTATTTCTTTGGCTGAGAATAAAGGTTTTTCTTCAACTGAAATTTCAAACATACTAAAGGAGGTACAAAAACATGAGCGTATTATTAGAGAAAAATGGAACAACCACCGCGGAAGTAACAATGATTAATGCACGCGGTATCCTCCTTTTCGTAGGAGGAAAGGAATATTATCTATCGTATGACAGATATCCTTGGTTTAGAAATGCAAAAGTTTCGGATGTATTGGATGTAACCATGCCGGATGAAGAATCGTTGCGTTGGGATGCAATCGATGTGGATCTTGAGATTGACAGCATAATTCATCCGGAACGTTACCCGATATCTTTTTAACGAACAAAGCCCTGCTAACTTCACAGTCCGCAGGGCTTTCTTACTACCAAACAAATCAAAATTTATCACTATGACAAAACCTTTTCTCTACTTTCAATGTAATATATAGTTATGCAGATAAAACTTTCTTTATCCGTTTCACATGGCCTGTATCGAAGTCAACCATTTCAACCCATTCTCCATCTTCCTCTTTAATTGACGTATCTTCCGAATGAAAATCTTTAACCCTTCGACTCATCAAATAACCACGTTCACGAAGCATGCCGACCAACAAAACAAAGCTGCTATCCAATATTTGTTCATGAGAATAGCCGAAAGCCTCGTTGCAGGTCACTAAGAACATGAAGCTGCTTTGAGGGCCTTCTTCTTCCATGTCTCGCTGTTTTTCTGAAGGGCTATTATCTCCACTTCGCTTAACGGGCTCACAGCTTCCAGCGCTATGATAGTACGAGAAAAAGGGTTACAGCCTATCCGGTACAAGACGGCATTCAGAAGGATATAGATATCCTCCCATGTACAGTTGTCTTTCAGAACTTCCCGGAACCAGGCCGGCATATCACCTTTCTTATTATGAATGCCAAGGCATACGATTTCAAAAATAAGTTCGTCATATTTGGCTATCAGTTCGGCGACTTGATTGGAAAATCCTTTATTCTTATCAGCAATCAAAACATCTCTATCCTCTTTATCGATATAAAGCAAAAGAGGCTTTATTCTAAACCAGGTGCGGACAGTGATCGGAGTTATGGCGATACTATCCCCTACCGTCTTTCCTTCCGGTAATGATTCAAGCCGGGTAAATTCAAACGGAATGGTTACCGGCTGACAAGAAACGGATTCACTTTCTAACTGAAGTACTTGTTTTACACTCATATTTTCGATTAAAATATAAAAGCCCCGGATAGTTCCGAGGCTTTCGATAACCTAAACAACAGTCCTTAATTATTTTGCTGCTTGTACGGCTTCTGTTTCTGCGCTTGTCTTCTCTCCGGAATACAAACCGTTTGCCGTAAACTTGACAAGGATTTTATCGCCTTCATTTTCCGGCTGGATCATATAACTGTCACCAATAGCCCCCTCAATATCTTGGGCTTCTCCCTGGCCATCCACTTTACGTTGCCATTGGAAATCACCAGTCGCTTCCGCTGGTGTCAAGGTGGCCATAAGCGTTTCACCAACTTTGGGTGTACCGGTGATTACAACTGCCGTTACCGGAGTAAGGGTTACATTCATCACCGCCCGACCGAACGAAGATCGTTGCTGCCCTGCAGAGGTAATTGCTGCCAAACGGGTACATTTAACTAGCAAAAGGTCTGTTTGTTCTGAAGACGGAGCCTGACTCAAGCGGGCACTGACTTTACAAATGGCAAATGTATATTCCGTATACTTACCTTTGTACGGTGTTGTCTGTATCTTGAACGATTTGCGGATATTTGGAATATCAATCGGAGCATTCCACTTACCACCACTTACAGAACCACCACAAAACGCGAGCATCTCCTGAGCTGTCGGCGACGGGATAGCAAATTCAAAACTATCCGGGTCGCCAGCCTTATCGAATGACTCCCAAGGATCTTTCATCCCTTCCGCACGAAAATCGACAGAGGTCGCTTCATTGAAATTGAAAGCAACTGAGCCTTCATGAACGATCGGACACTGTGTATAAATAGAGGCCGGAACACCATCACCGGGGTCACCATATCCTAAGAAGGATACGCCTACCGCCAAACTTCTTTCATTAGCCATATTCTTAATCTATTTC